CAATGAAGAAAGGGGAGCTCAGAGCACGTGTGAAGGCGGCATTGGCCAAGAAGAAATCGCAACGAACCGCAACCTTGGTGAAGTCAAAATCCCGTAATCCGGTCGAGTACTTCTCTCGCCGGTCAAAGATCTTCCCTCCATTGGCAACGAATTTCGGGGTTCGGATGCCATTCACTTCGGACCCGGTTTGGGATCCTATCAACGCCACTGGGCAATCCAATTTGGATGGGGCTAAGACAGCCTATCTCATGCTCAATCTGACTAACATGAGTCTGCTCACTGGGCAGAACCCCAACGCCTTCTGGCACTCCACTTCTCATCTCGCCATGTGCCAGGTCTACCAAGAGTTCCTCTATCAGACCACTTACCTGTCTCTCGACATGGTGATGGACTCTATCATTCGCGAGCCCGGAAGGCCTTCGATCCAGCAGGTTCAGACTGTAGCCAAGATCGTCCCTCTTTCGCAATTGCGGAAGGTCATCTTCCCCATCGTTGGGCAGCCTCCAATCACCAACCAGTTGACCCCGATCAACTCGGGTATCCTCTACACTGGGATTGACTACTATGGCATGCTGACTTCTCAGCCAGGAGCCCGTCAGTCCATTCTCACCGCGGATGGCAATCGTGGAGGAATGAGGATGTCGTTCAAGGTTGACGCCTTCGAACACAATGGGACCCCCATCAAGGTCTCCAACACCGTGAGGAACACAACGGATACGAATGCAGGCACCATTTCGCCTGATGTCCTTCAACTTTGGGCTCAGCCCGCGTACGACAACCTGAATACCGAGGACCAACAAGTCCTTTTGGTCGCTTTCAGGTGGACTTCCAACTACCCTGATAATACTTTCCTCATCAGGGCTAACCTCAAGTGTGATCAGCACTGGGTCTACTCAGATCCTCACACTCCTGCTCAGAATCTCGTCTACGACCCCTCCATTCTTGGCCCCGATGGCCGCTAACTTAATTCGCTTTAATTAGCCAATCAATTCAAAGATTTTAATTTTGTATCTTATATAAGAGGCGATTCTCCGGATTATAATATTACCCGGAGAATCAACTCATGAGACTCGCAGTTCACGAAGAGGCGAATGATGAAGACCAGGAGAGCTACGCTAGTTTGCTCGGAGGTCGCTCTCACCCCCCCACCTCCATTGAGGAGTGTGCTCCTCAAGGAGGTCAAGAGCCGAAGTCTGAGGCTCTACGGATTTTGGATGAGTGTCCATCAAGCGACGACGAAGTCTGCGAAGAGGGTGCCTTAGGCAAACGAGATCCCGACGTGTTGCACCACGTCAACGATGCGGCACCGCAACCTTTGGCTCAGCCGAAGAAGCGAATCCAGGCTAAGGGCTGGTTCGTCACTCTGCCCCAGTGTACTCTCTCCAAGGAGTACTATTTGGCAGCTATTCACGCGAGGTATTCGCTCGACGAGTGGCTTGTCGCAGAGGAGGTCCACGAGGATGGCAGTCCCCACCTTCACGCGTTCTTCAAGACCGTGAAGAAGATCACCTGGAGCCCCGAGATGTTCACTGTCGATGGCTTCAGGGGTTGTTGGCTTGTGGCTAAGTGTGCGAAAGCCGTAGCCAAGTATTGTGCCAAGGACGGCAAGTGGATTGGCAACATTGACCCGAAGGCCTTCACCCAGAAGACTTCCAAGTTCAAGGACCTTGAGAAGGTGGTAAAGGGCGAGTTAACTCTTTCAGGATGGGTCGAGCAGGACTATGCGAGAATCGTCGACCTTCAGCGAGTCCAGCTCGGACTCAAGCTGTTCAAGGCTATCAAGGCAAGAGATAATCTTCAGGTCTGTACCGATCAGATCCCCAACTCTTGGTGCATTCCAATGCCCATCACTGGAGACAAACGCAGACATTATTGGGTTTGGTCGTCAGGTCCAAATTTCGGTAAGACAACTTGGCTTAAGTGGCTATCGGACCGTTTTCGCTGCTCGTGGTATAACACATCTGAGGGCTTCCAATCCGACATCAGGGAGGATACCCAATTCCTTCTGTTTGACGAGTATTCCGGAGGCAAAGTACTCAAGTCAACTCAGCTTAACCAAATGTGTGATGGGACATACATTTACCCCTTCAAGGGAGGGGCAGGAATTACTCTTCAAGAACCCATCCTCATTGTCACTGGCAACAGAAACCCGCAGGAACTCTATCCTAACGCCTGGCCATTCATACAGGCTCGATTCAATGTCTTTCAGCTTGGCGAAGACGATCAGCTCGCGGGAGATGACCCCATAGAATTTAAATAATTCTTCTTGTGAAATTACCTAATTATTCTGGCGGCCGGAAGGCTCGTAGTGGAGGGAGCGGGGGCGACCGCAACGGCCACGAGCCCGGTAGGCCGAGCGAAGAAGTTTGAGCTGGAGCCAGATTGGAAAACTCTGAGGCACCGCAGGTTGAAACCAGCGGAAGCCGATCCCTATTTAACTGAGCGCCCCTCATTATTTAGCAATGAAGAAAGGGGAGCTCAGAGCACGTGTGAAGGCGGCATTGGCCAAGAAGAAATCGCA